ACCGTCGCAGCGGTCGAGATCGTGACCGTCTTGCCAGAGAGATTATGCGCGGCGATGAAAAGGGAATCTATTTCTGCGTCGGCTAGCGTGACAAGCGTCCAGGCATTTGATCCGGGTGCAAGCTCCCACCGCTGCGATGTGTAGTCGTTCGCCGCATAAGCCGGGTTGGTTCCGTCGCCAGACACAGTGCCGGCCAGCGGCGCATAAAGAATGCGAGCGTGGTTAAGCGGCTCGTTGTTGCCCAAGACAAAACTGGCGGTGTTGATGGTCATTTATGAACTCGCCATGATCTGCCAATCCGTGCCGTCACACACGAGAAACGCCCATGCTCCGTCTGTTGACGGAAGAATGGCGGTGGATGCTGCCCCGCCAAGGCGTCCAACTACATTTGATGATGCTGAAACCACGGTGAAATTGCCGCCGATATTCCTGATCCACAGTTGTCGACCGCTACTTGTCGCTGCATTCGGCAGCGTCAAAGTGTTAGATGCAGCGCGATTAGAAATTATGCAAAAGGCGTCTGCGGCGACAGTATAATCGGTCGTAACCGTGACTGGAGCGGGGCCTGCAAAACTTCCTGCGACTTGAAGCTTGGCTGTTGGCGTTGAGGTGCCGATGCCGATGCTATCGGCAGATGCGTCAAGGAAGAACAAGTTGGCGTCGGTGTCACCTTCCATGCGCTGATCCACATCCGCGCCTGCTTCATTAAAGACATTTGCTCCGACGAATGTTGCAATCGGAATATTTCGAAATAATTGTGCGCGCGTTTGCTTTTTTGTTTCTGAATCGCTAGTATCGACAACGAGATAGACATCGTTTGTCGCCGTGTCGGCGCCGGTGAGTGCCGTCAGGGCGCTGATCTTAACGTCGGCCATTATGCTATAACTCCGCGAATTGTTCCGCCGTTGCGCTGTGTGCTGTTCAACTGGTCGATGAACTGGCGGGCGAACTTCTCACCGAAGCCCATCGGGTCATTCATCATGGTGAACTGGAATGTGGTCGTTGGCGATGCTGCTGCGGGTGCTGCGCCGCCTCCACCACCGCCTCGGCTGCCTCCACCTCCACCGCCGCCACTGCCTCCACCGCCTTCGGAGACGCCCTTGATAGCCGCCACGGCGCTCATGCCCTTGGCGAATACAGCGGCATAATTGGCAAACATTTGAGCCGGTGTAAGTCCTGTTTTCATTGCGGCAGTGGCTGCCACCAATGTGTCAACAACAGCACGCGCAACGCCAAAGATTTTGGCGGCTTTCAGCATCTTTTTATTTCCGCTTTGGAAAGCGGATTGCAGACTGCCCAATCCAGTGCTGACCTCTTGCAGGTCTTCCTGAACTTGTGCGCGCTGGATCTCATTCATGTCACGCGCGTGCTGCTCGGCGCGCTGTCGCATGAGGTCTTTGAATTCGGCGTCAATATCATCTTTGCCAGTCAGATGAGATCGAAGCAATTCCATGTCAGTCGCATATTCAGCCTCAAGCAATTCACGCTCAGACATGAAGCCTTCCCGAATGGATTCGAGACGGCTCATGAACATGGCGTCAACCTCCTGCGATGGCGCAACGCCTGGCACGATTGAAGTGGCACCGTCTTCGCCCTTGTCGCCGCCACCTGCGCCGGGAATCGCCGGAATAATTCCGTCACCGCGTCCGCCGTCTTTTTCCGTGTCGCGAGAAAACAACTGGCTGACTTTGGACATTGCTCCCGATGCAAGCTCGCCTATCTTTCCAACATAATCTGTTACGGCGTTCTCAGCCATTGCCTTGCCGATATCACGCCCAGCTTGTGCGGCGCCGTCAGCAAAGACATTCTCAAACTGGTATCCTTTCAGCTTTTCAAATGCTCCAATCGTAACGCCGGGAATCTTGTTAGCAAAGCTTAAAACATAATTTAGCCCGTCAATCACCTTGTTGGAAAGTTCAGTGATCGCGCTTAATACTGCATTGCTCATCCCTACTAATGCAGCCCCGACAATATTTCCGAGATTTTCATAGGTGATTTTAATAACATCTTTCAGATTCATAAAACCACGAATGACAAAATTTATAGCATCTTTGGCGATACTTGGAATATCCACGCCAATCGCTGATTTTATATCGTCACGAAATGCAAATATAGCAACCGTTGCCGCAGCGATGCCGCCTATCAAAAGCCCAAGCGGATTAGCCATCATAGCAAGCGTGACAGCCTTGATGGCTGCTGAAAGAGAAAAAATGCCAGTCGCTGTCGTAGCTAATCCAGCTAAAATTGCAGGCGCATAAAACCCGGCAACACCGGCAACAGCAATCGCTGCATAAGGCGCAATTTCTTGAATGGAACTTCCAAAACCAACCATTGCCTCAGCGCCGTTAACCATTGCATTGGAAATTCCAGCCAATGCCGGGATCAGGCCAGAACCAAGGCTTATTGCTGCGCCAAATGCAAATTCTTGCAGCTTGGACATATTATCATTAAATGTTGCTGCACTTTTTGCGGCATCGCCGGAAACAACAAGTCCAAAAAGCTTTGCTTGTTTTGTTGCTTTTTCCAGCCCATCCGCGCCAAGGTTCAAGACAGGAAGAAGGTTAAGACCGGATCGTCCGAACAGTTCCAGCGCCCATGCTGACTTTTCAGCGCCGTCTTGCATCCCCGAAAACTTTTCAGCAACGTCGATCAAAACATCATTGGTTGATCGCATTGCTCCATTTGCATCGTAAATGGACACGCCTAGCGCGTTAAATTTTTCTGGACCTGCCGACATGCTGCGAATGAGCATTGTCAAGCCGGTTTGAAGTTGCTCTGTCGATACGCCATTTACTTTTGCGGCGTAGGTGAGCGCGGAAAGCTCCTCGGCAGCAATGCCGACTTTCTCGGACATCTCATCTATGCTGTCCGCATAGTTCAGCGCCGCCTTTGCAGCCGCAACGAACACGCCAGCCGAAAGAGCGCCTGCTAATCCAGCAACAGCAGACTTGGAGAAACGAGAAATAGCCCCTTGCGCCCGGTTCAAACCTTTATCAAGGCCAGAACTGTCCGCGCTTATCGCAATTTCAATCCCGCTTACTTGAGCCATGCTTCATATAGTCCTTCAATTCCTCAACATCGGCTCTCGTCAGCTTGCCAGCATACTTTTCTTTCGGATCAGTCGGCACATTTATCTCATACTCCGCCCACCATTCCGAAATCGTCATCTCCCAAAATTCACTCGGCTGTATTCCCCACTTCCTCGCCCATAGATACATGCCGTCCCAGTCTAGGTGTCGATTGGTTCCGCCCTCGCCGTCGGCTGGTTCCGGGGTTGGGCGTCGGGATTTTTTCCGTCCGTCTCCGCAGGCGAGAAGGCCATGAGAACAAACGAAATGAGGCTTGTCACTTCCTCGGCGCTGCCGCCGATCAGCTCGGCGTAAACATCCTCATCGGTGACTTTGCATCCTGCCGCCGTCAGTATCTTGGCAAGCACGAAAGCGATGTGACTGACAGGCGGGCGACCCTGCGAGGTTCGGACGGCGATATCAGTGAACGATATATCGCCCATCTCGATCGACCGCATGATTTTCATGGAGGGGACGAATTTGTATTCGTCGCCCTTCCACTTGATCGTTAGTTCCCGGAATACTGGCATCTATTATTAACCCGGAGTGAAGGTGATAGTGCCGGAAGACTGGATGGACGCCGTGAAGGTCGTGGCGTCGGCCTGTTCTCCGGTTACGGCAAAGCTGGCTAAGAAGAAGTTCCCGGCAAAGTCACCGATGCCGTCGACCTCAAGCACGTAGGCTTCGAGCAAGGCCGAAGCCGTGCCGACTGCGAGCGCCAAGAAGGTGCTATCCTCAAGGATGCCTTCGACCTCGGCGTCGATGGATCTGACGCCGACATCCGCCAAGAACTTGCGCCAGCCTGCATCATCCTTTTCGGTGATGTCGATGGGCTCGTTGTTGATGGTGAAACTATCGGCACGAGCGCCGGCAACGGCGGTTGAGCCTCGCTTGATACGCACTTTCCGGCCAGAGATTGCAGCCATTTTTTAGTTCCTTTCTTAGGTCGTAATCGGCCCGACGATGTTGGAGAATGCC